CTCCGTTGGAATAAAATTCAACGAAGGCTCGGATCTATTTGGTCCAACTCTCACAATATCATCTTTTATAGATGATATCTGAGATTTCGTCCCAGATGTCGGCTCCAGAAAATCTCCTAAGAAAATATCTTTCTTTCAAAAGGATTTTATAAATCCTGAAAGTGAAGAATTATCTTCAATATAGGCATAATTACAACTACTCAAGTACATATTCTCAGCAAAAGCTGAGAGTAGGTGCTGAGTAGAAGTAAAAGGGCCTATCTTCCTATTTAGGATCAATCTCTTGATCTTAGCATAGGTTAGGGTACTTTCTGACAAACTCTGTAACTTGTTTTTTAAAAAGGAATATTCTCCTACTCTTTGCAGAGCAAGAGAAAACTTCTCTTTTTGGTCTTTGTCTAGCGAATCTATAGCCGACCCTACTAGGGAAGGTGATAGATCCAGACTAAGATTAAAACCAAAACAAGAAACGAGATCTCAATAAATCCCTCTATATCGTCCCCAACGTTTGGGGAGATTAGTAAAGATTTTTAAGATCTCGGGGTGGTTATCCCTACCTTCCCTTCTTAACACTTCCATTATTAATGGAAGTGACAAGGAAGGAGCATTCACTGATTGAAGAATTGCCCTGGGCCCATAAGGGCTCAAGTCAACACCTTCAATTATTGTCCTTTTAGCGAATTCCAATGAACCTGTCCTTGAGATAACACTCTTGGTCATGTTGATTGAAACTCCTAAATCGGACATTAATTTCAGATATGCGTGGGAAACATGTTCACACCCTATCACAACATCATCTCCTAAAACAGCATAATCCTCGAACCAAGACGTATAACGTCCGGTCCGTTGAGCTGCTGTTTGGATAATAATGTGGTGAGTTAAGGCTAACATGGCCCAAGAAGATAGAGCTCCCATCGGTTGCCCTACTGCATAGCGGTAATTATCACCTTTAAAGTAATAATCACGGCCAACTAGTAGGGTTACCCAAGATTTAGCAAAGGTATCCCCGAACAAAAATCCGAGGATATCTCTCTGTAAATCTATAGGTAACCGATCGGTAGCAGCAGATAAGTCATAGGAACCTAAGAAAGGTAGATTCTTTGCAACTAATAGTTGTAAAGGACCATACTGATCGAAGGTCCCATCTTGAGGGATGTTTCGTAAAACATCAAACAAGAAATCATGCAATGGGCGAAGGATAGACTGAGTCCATCCATCGACTATTGCAAAGATTCTGACTTTCCCTGCTGGTTCTATCTTTTGAGCTAACCGTCCCAAAGTTCGAGGACCCTCCTTCAATAACTCCTTAGGGGTACCTTTATAAGTACCAGCTAAGGCCTTAATGTCGGAGAGTAATGCCTTGTAAATATCCTTACCAAGGATTTTACTGACATTTCCAAAAGCTTCGAGTAACTCCGGGTGTTCAGAGAATGCAATTGCATCCTCTAAATAACCTCAGAGACTAATCTTAGCGTTTGGTCCAGAACTAGTTATCGGAAGAATCCTGCTAGCTGGGGAGATTAGACTTTTGTCTCCTAAGATATTGATACTTTTCTCCTTTGGGAGAAAAGGTCTTAGGATCTCCATAGTTGATACTATTTCCGGGGAAGTGGTATACTTACCCGTAAAGGGACTAGTAATAGTCTCGAGTTTCAACTCCGGCTTAGCTGGAAGCATCCGATAAACGGACAAAATAGTCAAGACACCCCTAATTACTCATGGATCTTTACCCTCAATTTTGAGGCGCAAACTTCCAGGAATAATCAGAGGTAATCCACGACGAGTCGCTACCCGTGGCTCATAAGAGCTACGGGGATGCTCTCCTGCCAATGTTTTTGTAGTTAATCGGAAAGCCTCTTTCAGATATTTTACACTGAAAGTGGAACCATTAACACAACGCATTGTCCGAATTCGTCGAAATAATTCGACAAATTCAGATAGGAGATTCGTTTTATTAATTCCAAGGAGCCAGACAAGGAAGTAAAATCACTTATAAAAACCTTTCTCACGAAAGGTCGTATGAGTGAGTTTCCTCCTTCTCGATGACAGTTGCTTATTAAATTTAATATTTTGATTTTTCATAATTGAATTATTAAGTTTGATACCAACTGTAGGGCACTGAACACAGGAGACTAAGACAGAACAGTGGGTTTCTTTGACCTCCAGTAATGGAGTTCACTTAAATCGCTAAGACTGTCCTTAGACACTTCCGCATAGAGCCTCAACTTTCATTGAGGCCTTGGAGGCACTCCTGGACTTTGGCTCTGATGCTTTTTGCATCACCAGAGTCGACCAGGTTCCCCCGCTCTCGTAATCATAGACAGCTATCTTAGAATTATCTAAGTGAAACACCGTTACTGTAATATTCTTTCGAATACTAACAGCCAGCGGGCTCTCTAACTGTGAGTTCTCACTAATCCTTGTTAAGGAAGGAGCAAAGTGGGTATAACCAATAGGACAAAAGTCCGTTATAGCCTATAAAAGGC